GCCAGTTATTCGCATTTTTGGCAAGGGGGAGCCACACAAATTGAAGAAGATCAGGGAGAACCGCACGCGGTTGATATGGGCGCTGGATCTCGAATTCCAGCTCCTGCATCGTACCGCGTTTGGCGCTTCCTTGGCCATGGAACAGGAGAAACACGAACTCATCCCCACAAAGGATGGGCTCTCTCTGATCCGTGGTGGAACCAATCGTTTTGTTTCGGACATTGATGATGGTACAGACAAGATAGGAGACCGAGATTTGGAGTCGTGGGATTTATCTGCGTCAGCTTGGTTGATGAGAGATGAGAATGAAGTGCGAAAGCGCCTCTGTCTCAACCCGTCCCAGTTTTCGCATGACCTCATGGATCGGTGTCTGGAGAGTCTCTTGCAAGTGGAGGTGGTGTTTTCTGACGGTACTCGTCTTGAACAAGTTGAGCCTGGAATTGTTAAATCCGGCTCCTTCATCACCTTAAGTGGCAATTCACGCATGCAAGTACTCTTAAAAATTCTATATTGCGATGAAAGGTGTGGGGGTTTTGTGGAACGCTGGCATAAAGTGGCGGCGGTCGGAGACGACTCGCTGGAACGGATGCATGGCGTTGTTCCCGCTGACTTCCAACAGTGGTTGACAGATCACGGGTTTAAATGCAAAGACTTTAATGTGGGTAGGATGTCAGAGATGACGTTTTGCTCACACAAGTTTGTGAAGCATGGACCGGTGTGGGTGCCGATTCCAACGAATTGGCTTAAACATCAGTTTGCGCTTTCTTGTAAGCCGAAAGGCAACTTGAAGTATTTCCGTGAACAGTTGTCTTCCCTCATGCTTGAATATGCATTTGATGATGACGTCTTTGGACAATTATCTTCGACTTTGGCTAAGGTGGATCCCTCGTACTCTTTTTCACAGGAGTGGGCGAAGGAGTTCGTCCTCGGCTTTGAATCAAAGACGAAGGGCTCTGGCAGGCCAAAAGTCCTTTGCGTCACACCACGGTTGGGATGGCTTTGGTTTTCCGTGTTGCTGTGTTTAACTACATGTGCAGCACAGCCCATGCCTCAACAGCCATTTGTGGCTGCCCCCGTGTTTGTTCCGAATGGGTTCTGTCCTGATTTGGTGCTTGATGTGTTTGGATATTTTTCCACGCTTGCCGGCATTTATTTCATGGTTGAGAGCCTGATCGCTGGTGATTCCCAGCGTGTTTCTTTTGATACACTGGAGTATACGCCTCAGTACGTAAACTCCTCACTCGATAAAGAACGACCTTTTGGTTTTGCACAACCTGTTTTTGGACCTATTTCTGCTGTGCCTCGAGAAATCGGCAAAGCAGCTTTGAATCTATCACACAGGTGGAACTTGAATCCGTTTAAGTGGGGTCAACAATCTCAAAGAACGAAGAAAATCGAAGGAATGACAAAACACAAAAAGACTGGAGCTATGTCCAAGCTTGGCAAAGCCAAGATGGAAGCTGCAAAAGCCCGGAGTGCTGCGAAAGCTGCGTCGAAGGCTGCTGCTGCGATCAAGAAGACTGCTGGACCCCGCAAAGCGCGAGCGAAGCGAGGTGGCGGCAATCGCTTGGCCTACCTGCAAGCAAACAGGTTCAACATGGACACGGCACGGTTTGGTGGAAGAGATCTGGTAGCAAAGATTCATCTCTCTGCTGCTGGTTCGATGGCCTCAAGCGGTAGCGATACCGCTGGCACGAACTTGTACCAGACTCAGATTCGTCCCCATCTTTTTATCCCGAACACGCGACTTGGCAAGTTGATGCGCTTGTTTATGAAGTGGCGCCTGATTAAGGGCCGCTTTACTTTCAAGAGCTCACTGCCTGCCGGCTCCAATGCTGGCTCGCTGCTGCTTGTGCATGAACCAGACCCAAATGAGGAAATTCCGCTGCCCTATGAGTCGCCTGTGACAAACACGCTGTCGAATTATGACTCGCATTCAATCAAAGCAGTCATTCCGATGGCCAAAGTCCCGGATGACTTCAAGGGTGAGCGTGCTGATCATCTCGACCTGAAGCCGTCGGCCGCTGTTGGCCCTGGTGGCGGGTGGTACGTGCTTGATCCAGAAAATGTCGCGACGCCGATCGAGAACGCCATGGGGCAGTTTGCAATTTTTGTCCAGGACGCTCACAACGTCATTGGCGCAAGTGGCTACTTGCCAAATGAGGAGTACGAGATCGGCTCGTTGTTTTTCGAGTATGACATTGAAGTCCAGACGGCGTCTGACAATGGTGGCCTGAGTGGTGGTTATTCATATTTTCAGTTTGAGACTGAGGCTGTGAACGGCTACACGAACCTTGGCACCGAGGTCGGCGCGGCCGTCGACTATCAAAACGCAAGGCTAATCACGACCAAGCAACCGAGCGCGGGCAATTTTTATGCGCCCGATGCCGGTATTGGCCCTGAGAATGGCGTGCAGATGCGTGTACTTTACAACACAAGCGGTTCAGGTTTCACTTATTTCTGGTTCCCAGAAGCAGGTGTTTACTACGTTGAGCTGCGAATTGATATTGCGCATGTCGCTGACATTGGCTCAACGGAGGCTCATTGGTCTGCGAGTCCAGTGATGTTTGGCCAAGCTACTTTGCTTGACAGTGACCACAACGACACGACGACGATTGCAGCGACTAATAATCCTGCTCAGATCTCGTTCATGATTGTTTCAATCACAGATCCAGTTGAGGATTACATCCAGCTGGGGGCGTGTACTTTTAACACAACCTCAGCTACGACGACCTCATCCGGTACGATGCGAGTGATTGCATTGCCAAACGAGACCGCGGTGCGTTATCGAAAGTTGTTGAAAAAGAAGAAGGATGAGGCGAAAACAGTTGATGACATGAAAGAGCGGCTGGAAAGCATGTTCGAGACCTGGGCGAAAGCCAAGGGCATGCTGCCAGCGGGCGAGCGAAAGGGTGAGGACACGCTACGTTCTGCGGTTGATTCCGTGGAGCTTCCCTCGCGCGCGCTGCTCTCTGAAGCTGATGTGGCTGCCATTCGAGGCGCCGCACGTGCTGAGAAGGACGAGAAAAAGACGAAGCGCGGTGATTCCGACTCTGATCAAGAGTGGGTGAAACCGCGCTCTCGCTCATCGAAAGCATGAAAACTGATTCCTGGCGCCGGACCATAATGTAGCAGTGGGACTTAACCCATCATTTCCGGATGAAAAGATGTATTTATTTGTTTGTTTTGTTGTGTTTGTGTCTTTAAATTGCAAAAACAAAATAAAAA